AGAAGTAGGTTATTATCCTGAAAAGTTAAGCGTTGAATTTATAAGAAGGGAAGGTAATTTATACAGGGGTGAAAGATTAAAAGTATCTAATGACGAACCTATAAAAATAGACTTTAAAGTTGATGAAAAATACTTAGTAGAACTTTATAATGAAACTATTAATATAGCTAATGAAATACAAACTTTTTATTTAGAGATAAAAAAGAACATCAAAGATTAGTTTAATTAAAAAATATTTACTATTTTTGTATCAAATACTACCACCATGATAACATTTAAAATATACCCTCTTTTATTCTCGATGCCTGTGGTAGGGCTAAGGAATAATTGGGGGTTCTTTTTTTATGGCACGTAATCAAAACCACTCCAAAACATTTCACCTTTATGTGAGATTATTTTTAAACGAAAAGAAGTTTTACCCATCAGCGAGATTATGCTGGAACAACTTTAAAAAGAAGTACGAAATAGTTTATTATTTTACTATGCCTTCAACTTTTGAAAAGGCTGGTTATACTATCTTAGATAGTGTTAAACCGAATTACTTTATATTACAAAACAATTTAACAGCGTATTAATATGGCAAAAGACCCAGCAGTTTTATTTTATACCTCTGATTTCTTAACAGGAACTTTAACAATGACTAATGAGCAAAAGGGTAAGTATATTACTTTACTTTGCTTACAACATCAAAAAGGCGTATTAAGTGAAAAAGATATGTTAAGCATATGTTTATCATATGATGAAGATGTATTCACTAAATTTAAAAAAGAAGGCGAAAATTATTATAATGAAAGGATGAAATTAGAACACGAAAAACGTTCTTCTTATAGTAAATCTCGTTCCAATAATCGTTTAAAAGGATTGGTAACAAAGGAAAAGAAACCAAAAAAGAAACCTTCATCATATGTTAATCATATGGAAAATGTAAATGAAAATGTAATTATAGATTATTTTATAAGTAATGGTTATAGTAAAGAATTAGCTCAAAAATTTTATTTACATTACCAGCCTGATTGGAAAGATTCAAATGGTAAGGTAGTAAAGGATTGGAAAAAGAAAGCTAAAGTTGTTTGGTTTAAGGAAGAAAACAAGCAAGTGTTAAAATACAACGCATCAGACCCACGAACATTTAGAAACTAATGAACTATTCAGATTACGGGATAATAATTCCCAACGGAAAATATACGGGACAGGTTTACACTACCTGCCCAAAATGCTCAGCTACTCGCAAAAAGAAAACAGACAAATGTTTAGGTATCAATTTAGATATGCAAATTTGGAATTGTAGCCATTGCGAGTGGAAAGGTCGATTGCCTAAAGAAATATTTATTGAAGAAAAGGTTTATGTTAAGCCAATATGGAAAAACAAAACCGAACTTTCAGATAAATGTATTAAATGGTTTGAAGGCAGGGGAGTTAATCAACAAACTTTAATTGATTGGAAAATTAGTGAGGGTTTGGAGTGGATGCCACAAACAGGTAAAGAAGAAAATACAATTCAATTTAATTATTTTGATGAAAACAACGAACTTTGCAACGTAAAATTTAGAGATGGTAGAAAGGGCTTTAAATTATTTAAGGATGCTAAGCTAATCTTTTATGGCTTAAATACGTTTAAATTTGATTTAGAAGCGTTTTTATGTGAAGGCGAGATAGATTGCCTATCTATTTATCAAAGCGGCTTTAAAAACGTTTTAAGCGTTCCAAACGGGGCAAATATAAAAACAAACAATTTAGAGTACTTTGATAGGGTTGCTCATAAATTTGCTGAAACTCCATTAATTTACTTATGCTTTGATAACGATAACGCTGGTCGAAGGTTGTTAGATGAATTTGCAGACCGATTAGGTAAAGAACGTTGCAATATAGTTACTTTCAAAGATTGTAAAGATGCAAACGAATGTTTACAAAAGTACGGAATACAGGGAATAATCGAATCTATTTCAGAGGCTAAAGAGTTTCCTTTAGAGGGTGTATTTACTATTGAAGATATGGTATATGAAATATCCGATATGTACGAAAATGGATTAGAAAAAGGGGTAAACATTGGGCATCAAACATTTGATAAGTGCTTAACTTTTGTTAAAGGTTACATTACAACAGTAACGGGAATACCTGGTCATGGTAAGAGTGAGTTTGTAGATGAAATAGTACTACGTTTAAACATTAATCATGGGTGGAGATGTGCTTTTTACTCACCCGAAAACAAACCTACTAAATTACATTTCAGCAAGTTAGCAAGAAAGATAATAGGTAAAAGCTGGGATAGTGGCTTCCAAGACAGAATGACTTATTTAGAAGTTCAAATGGTGCAAAAAGCACTAAACAATAATATTTGGTTTGTTAAACCTGAAAAGGATTTCTCACTTGAAAGCATATTAGAACACGTTAAACAATTAAAGTTAAAGCATGGTATCGAATGTTTTGTTATTGATGCTTGGAATAAGTTAGAGCATAAATACGGGATATCTGAAACAAAGTACATAGGTGAGAGTTTAGATAAGTTGGCTAACTTTTGCGAACTTTACAACGTGCATTGCTTTTTAGTTGCTCACCCTCGTAAAATAGCAAAAGATAAACAATCAGGCAAATATGAAATTCCAACTTTATACGATGTGGCAGGTTCGGCTAACTTCTTTAATAAATCAGATAATGGAATAAGTGTTTACAGAGATGAAGAAAATAAAACATGGATTCACATTCAAAAGGTTAAGTTTTCACATTGGGGACAAATAGGACATTCAACATTCACTTATCATAAACCTAGCGGAAGGTACATTGAAGATGGTAGCTTTTATCATGCTGGTAGTTGGGTAAGTTTAGCAAGTGAGCCAATACAATTAGAACAAAATAATAATTTTTTAGAACAAACAGATGACCCATTTTAACAACGTATTGAAATAAATTGTATAAAGTTTGCAACTATAAAATTTTAATTATATTTGCATAATGAGTTTTGCTGAATTATTAAATAAAAAATATAGAATAATTACAGAAAACGTATGTAAGAATAATGAATTAGCAGATGATCTACACTCCGAAGCTATATTATTTATTCACGAAAAGAAATATGAGTTTACAGAAATTAGAAACTTATCCTTCTTTTTTGCTAAAGTGGTTTGGTTAACCTGGCACTCGAATAAGTTTAGACAAAAGTATATTACACCATTTCAGCCATTACAGGAGAACCAGGATGTTGAAGAAGAAGATGAAAAAGAAGTAATTTATAATGAGATAGCAAATATGCTTAACGATAAATACTCCGATGAATTTGAATACTACGAAAAAAACCTATTAAAAATGTACGTTAAATTGGGGCATTGCAGAGCAGTAAGTAAACAAACAAACATCCCTTATCGAACAGTTGCAAATGATATTAAGATAATTAAAGATAATTTAAAGAAAGCCCACAATGAAGAAAATACTGATTAAAACAAACATACAAGAGTTATCAGGACTTAACTATCATAGGCTAATTGTACCATACACAAAGGTAAGTGATTTAGTAGAGTTTAAATGTGATGTTTATAATGAGCCTCACAACATGAGTGATGAGCAGTTAAAAGGTTTTGATGCTATTGTATATCAAAGAGAGATTGACATACAAGGCAGAAGTCCCGAATTAATCAAGCGTTACCAATCTTTAGGCCTTAAAGTTATTTTTGATATTGATGATTATTGGATTCTACCTGCTACACATTGGCTACATAAAGCCTACAAGGAACATAAGATTAGTGAGCAAACAATTGAGATTTTAAAGTTAGTTGACTTAGTAACTTGTACTACTAAACACCTGGCAAAAGAAGTCAAAAAGTACAATAAGAATGTTGAGGTATTACCTAACTGCTTAGATACTAATGAAGAACAATGGAAACCTAACAAAGTACAAGGCTATAAGTTAAGGTTTGGTTATGTGGCAGGAGTACATCATGTTGAGGATGTTAGGCTAATGGTAGCAGGAATAAAAAAATCAATGTTTAAATTAGATTGTACTTTTGTTTTAGGCGGTTACACTAACAATCCACACTATAACTACTATGAAAATGTACTAAGCTGCAACGGAGTAGGCAAACAACATTACAAGCGTATTGATGCTATGCCGGTAACAGAATATGGTAAAGCTTACAATTATATTGATGTTAATTTAATACCATTAGCTTCAAGTGTATTCACCCCTTTTAAAAGCGAGATAAAAATGTTAGAGGCAGGAGCGCATAGAAACGCTGTTATAGTACAAAATGCTTTACCTTATAACACTTTGCCTAAACAAGTAGGACATTGGATAAATGATGAAAGTGATTGGTATAAGGGTATCAAGAAAATGATTAACGAAACGAATTACAGACAGGATAAGGCAGATGCTTTGGAATATTACACACGAACTAACTTCGATATAAACAAATGGACAGAAACGAGAAAACAAATATTACGATTGGTATTGGCGTAACTACTACACCAAACAGGGAACATTTATTAGATGAATGGTTAATTAACTTTAGAAATAATACTAAACAGCCTTACCATTTGCACGTTCATAACGATATGAATTATCGGGGTGTTGCTTACTCAAAGAATGAAAACTTAAAAGCATTAAAAGATTGTGATTATATATTTCTGTTTGATGATGATT